AAGTCCCAGTACACCCGTAGTACATCGGTAGTACGAACCGTCATACCGGTCGCACCGAAGGACAGAGCATCCGGGCTACCACCGCTGTCCAGTACGATGTGAGGGGCAGAGCCCGTCGTCTGACCGGTGAAGGTGTGGTACGACGAGTGCTTCCACAGGTTCCACCCGATCGACTTCTCGTGCATTACCGGGGCAAGGAAGCGATTGTTGCCCTTCTGGAAGTGCGGAAGGTCAAACGCCCCATCCCGAGTGTTGAACTCATTGAGGTCGGTCTGACTGAACTGCGTGAAGCGGTCATTCAGAGAAGCGGCTGTGATGTCATCGCCGTCCTGAATGGCAGGCTGTGTAAGACGGCTCATCTGTACCTCGCAATCGCAATCCAGCGGTTGTTCCACAGGTGGGCATACGGAACATTGTCACCGCCCGAAGTCTGTGATGCCGCGTCCTGTGAAGGGCTGGTGTACCTCCACTGGAAGGACACGGACAGGTCACCCGGAGGCATCAACTGACTGCCGACGATGCGAGAGGTCTGGTGCAGGGATGCGCCCCTTCGCTCTCCGATGTTGACCCCGTTGACGAGAATCCGCATCGCGATGTAGTTCGGACTCCCCGGCTTCCCGTCATTCAGACCGTAGGCGAAGATGTTGTTCGCGTAGACATTCGCGCTCCACTCGATGAACAGGGAGCCGCCCTTGAAGCCTGTGAGGGTCACATTCGAGAAGGTGTTCCACCCTCCACCTGCGGTCTGGATGGTCGATGAGATCCAAGCAGCAGAGCCCACATTGGAGTCTGCTTCGTTCGTCTGCTCCGCGTTCTGGCCGGTAGACCGCCATACTTGGTGCATCGCATTGGTGGTGATGTAGGCATCGTCCACCCAGCCGCCCGGAATCTGCGTCCGGTCGATGGTCGTGGCACTCGACTGCTGTGCCCGGATTTCATCGTTGATGAGTTTCGGGGAGACAGACCTTCCGGTCGTTGCTTCGCTCTGAGTCCACTTCTTCATCAGGCTCTCACTCCTGCAACGACGCGGGTGCCCTTCGTCGTCCATTCGTATTCGTAGCCGACAAGCACGAGGTCTTCGGTCGTCTCAATCTCGAAGCAGAACCACGCCGCTGACATATGCGCCACACTGAACCGGAGAGGCACCAGTCGGTCAATGCGGTACTGACCCTGCCCGAGAAGTGTGTTGTCCAGTACGGGCTGGGGAGGGCTGTCAGGAGACTGCGCGGTGTAGGTCTGTTCGGTCACTGGAGACAGCGAGAAGTCCTTGTAGTGCCTCATCGTGATCTGCGGTCTACCCGTCGTCATCACCCACAGGGTCACATACGACACCTGCTTCTGAATCTGCGGGTCACCAGCAGACCACCACGCCGACCTGTACGCCGAAGTCGGAGGCGGGTTGTAAGCCAGAGGGTTCTGCTCTCCGGGGTCATACATCCCCATCGCCCGCTTCGCGCTGATGACGAAAAGACCGCGCTCATCTTCGTTCGCGTCTTCCGCCCCGGTGTTGTGACCGAAGACGATGGTGCCGTCATACAGGGTCGTGATGGAGCCGACAGGGAAGCCTGTGCGAGTCGTCCAAGCCGACAGGGTATCCGCCGTCTGGAGCCTGTCAGTGTGGAGCACCAGACCGAGGTTGGGGCGGTCGTTGCCGTCCACCGGGACATACAGGTGATACTCCCGGTGCTTCGCGGAGAAGGCAGACACCGCCTTTGCGTGGCAGTCGGGGGTGATGCGGTCGATGAAGTCATCTTGCGGCGTAGTGAGGTTGATTACCTCATTGACCGCACCACCCGTAAGCCCACCAACACAGGCATACACACCATCTTCGGCAAGGAAGACGACCCCAAGACCGGGGACATTCTGAATCGAATGGGGTGACTTGCAGGTCACATTCGTTGTCAGGGTCGTAGCCGTGAACCCGTTGGTGTAGTCGCCCTGAACAACATCAATCCCTCGCTCTCGGAAGACAAGCAGGGTGTTGTAGTTGCTGAAAAGTGCGGTGATTCCACCGTTCTCAGCAGCCAACTCGATGTAGGCATCAGCAGCGAACTGCTCAATCAGCCCGACAGTCGAGTAGTACAGCGTCCGAGAGGCATCCACACCGCCGTCGAGGAACAGACACCCGTTGAACAGGGCGGAGAAGCGAGCCTTCGGTGCCGGAAGGGGGCCGGTTGCGATCTCCGGGGCAGGCTGACCGAGGTTCGCCGTCTTCACAGCATCGAAGAACAGGTCTTCGGTGTTGTTCCGCACGATGTCGATGAAGTACAGGGTCGTATCGCCGGGGCTCACATAGTCATCGGAGTAGTTGGTCGTCCGATAGACCTTCCGAGCCACTGTTCCCTTCGGCCCAAGCGGGATTTCAATGGCGCAAGCGTGCCGGAAGCCCTGTGCTCCTGCTTCCAGAGCCCACGCCACATCATTCAGGGTCGAGGAAGGGCCTTCTGACCCGGTGTCGGTGATGAAAGAGACAGCCCACCCGAAGATGGCCTGCTTGTCTCCGTCGTTGCCGCTCACATTCCCTGCGAAGCCGAGTCCCCATCGACCACCATCAGGAATGGCGTTGCCGTCTGCGGGGCACCAGAGGGTCACAGCACCGTTCCCACTGGCCTTCGGAGGGCCGTAGCCCGGAGGCGGAGGGATGGGCTTCACATTCCGTGGCTCTACGGGGGCTGGAAGCCCGTCAAAGCCAAACGGACGGATGACCTGTCCTCTGGCACTCACAGCATCCACGGAGTCGCCCAGAGGCCACGGACGGACGATTACGGGGCGGTCTACCCCGTTGGTGATGACGGTTCCGTATGCGGTGTCGGTAAACCACGACCCCGGTTCGGTCGGAGTCGGGATGTGCCGGTTCGATGCGAGGGTGATGAGGGTGTCTGTCCCGTCCACTTCGTACAGGAGTTTCAGGTCACCGCCTTCCTCATACAGGATGGACTGGCGTGCCCCTCCAGCAAGCCCCTGTCGCGTGTGCAGGGCATAGATCGGGCCTTCGGAGGCGAACACTCCCCACGCAGGCGTATCGGCCACGAAGGGCTCGTATCCGATGCGAGTGCTCCACCCTCCGGTGGTCTTGTCGATGGTCAGGTTCTCCGCACGACCCGCGTTCATCGGGTTCTGCGGCAACTTCGTCTCTACTCCGCCAGCAAGGGCAGTCTGAAAGACATTCTGCTTCATCGGAGCCTCACGAGAAGGTCAACTTGCCGAAGGGATTGCGGACGAACTTGTAGCCTGCGGTCGGGTTGCCCTTGATGATCCGACGCGGTGTCGCTTTCAGGTACGCCTGCTCCATCGCCTTGAACAGCGTCTCCTTCTTCCGAAGGTACACCTGCGAGAGAGCCGGGTTGTCCACCTTCAAGGTCAGGTTCTCCAGAGCCGCGAACGCAATCAGTTGCGCGTAAGCGTGAGGGACAAGCGGAGAGTCTTGGTCTTCCTGCAACCTGCGAGGGTTCAGAAGCATCCGTACCAGCACCTCTTGGTCTTCCGAAGGGTGGGGATACAGTTCGATGGAGCGGTACGCTGCCGAGTTGTTCCACCTGTACCGGATGCTGGTAGCCCCGAAAGCCTGCGATGACAGGTAGGACAGGGCAAGGTTCGGACGCATTTCAAGGCCACCGAAGGTCGGGTTGTCCGGTGGTGCGGTGTCTGCTCCAGTATCGAAGCCCGGAACCTGCTCCGACTCGATGTGCCGGATGCGAACAGGTGCAAGGATGCCTGCTTCTGGGCAAGTGAAGTAGAACCTGCGCCACAGACCGGTGGAAGGGTCAAGCGGTTCTGGCTTGAAGTACAGGGTCTGTGTGTCCGAGAGGTTGAAAGTCTCCACCTTGCTCAAAGCGGACTCGAAGCCATCGGAGACATTCGAGGGGTAGACCTTGAAGTTCGTCGCGTTCGGGCCGAAGACATTGACCATATAGACATTGATGGTGCGGACACCCTGTCCAGCCGGGACTGTGACAGCCGACACAGAGAAGCCGTTGCCGACCGGGTTGCGCGGTGCAGGCACTCGGAAGGCTTCTGAGGGCAGGTACGCCTCAATGGTGCCCAGCAGGTCAGGGTCGAGGTTCGTGTCCTCCTGCTCCCACTGGGAGAGGAACAGAGCCTTCGCCGGGATGCCTACCGAGGGGTCGGAGACATTCTGGATGGTCATACAGTCAGAGGGCAGATGAATCTTCCGCCGCTTCAAGGTGCATACGACTGTCTGCGTTGCGCCCGACCACGGACGGGTCAGGTACAGTTCAGTCGAGGACTTCACCCACGCGATCTGGCGGGAAAACTCCACGCCTGCGACGGTGTAGCCAGTGACTTCACCACCAGTCCACCGGCTTCCCGGTGTGACGGTACTGGGGTTTACCTCGAAGCCCACTCCGGTCACCTGTGCGGAGCCAGCCGTGAAGTTCAGGGTGACCTGCAAGTCGGTGAAGGTCACCAGTTCCCGGTCTTTCATCGCGAAAGGCCACGGACGGTCGGTCAGGATGTGGGTCTGTGCATCGTTCAGCAGGCTGACCAACTGCTCACGATAGGTAGTGTTCGTCGGGTCGTAGTCGAGCAAGTTGCCCACGAAGTCAATGAGGTCACCGAGGTTCACAGTAGGCTCCTATGGGCGAAACCCCGCCCCCGACAGGGGATGCCGGAAGCGGGGCGAGTGTACCGTGTGAACGGCACAGCGGGGATCAGAACTGCTTGTAGATGATCATATCCACGGTGCCGCCTGCCTCGGCTTCGAGGGTGACCCCGAAGACAGCGAGGTCGGTAGCGGCAGCAGCCTCCACCTGACCGGCAGCAGTACCAGCAGCGTTGACCACCGCACCAGCGGCCACACCAGCAGCGCAGTTGACATCCTCTGCGTAGCCAGCGACGACCACCTTGACAGCCTCACCAGCAGCAGCGGCGTTCAGGGCGACACCAGCAGCGAGTCCGTTTCCGGTCGCCACGATGCCAGCCTGCACCACATACAGGGCGCGGTCTGCGTTGGTCTGACCACCTGCATCGAACGCCACCACATCACCGGCAACGATGGTGCCACCTGCGATGTAGGTTTCGGTCTGACGGCGGTGAGAGGTATCACCAGCCTCGCCGGGGGCGAGGAACTGAATGAGAGTCGAGGTAGCCATATCAAGCCTCCGCGTCGATGAGGATTGCGTGGCTGGCAAGATGACCGGTCACCAACTGCATACGGCAGAAGACCATAGCGGCCTCAGTCGCGGTGCCGGGGACAGGCATCATATCAGACACATTGAAGAATCCGTCCGTGTCCACATACAACTGGAACTGGTCGGAAGACAGCAGGTAGGCCGACACAGCCTTCGCGCCCATACCGGAAGCGGCGTTGGCGGAGAAGCCGAGGTTCGGATCGACATAGATGCGAGCACCACGGTAGGTGGCGACCATCTGGCCGTTCAGACCGTCGCGGTCGGAGACGCTGATGTACTGGATGCGGGAGTCCATCAGGTTCAGGAACGCGGCGTAGCACTTGGGCGACATCAGCATAATGTCGGGGGTGGTGCCACTCGGGTTGTAGATCTGCGTCTGGATGAACAGTTCATCGAGGTGCGAGAGGGCGAGAGTGCCGCTTGCATCGACGAACTGGTTGAACCAGTTCTGCGCCCGGTAGGTGGTCTTCGCA